TAGGAGGCGCCGCGGGGGGATATAAGCTATTGCATGACGTAGTCTCGGCGATTGACCCTACGGATAAAGAGGACTTCGCTAGCCGCGCAGCCCGAGTAGGATCGGATATCAAAGGTGCGGGCTCTGCGATTGGGGAGGCTGGTTCCGACATTGCCTCGGGCATTAAAAATTTGCTTACCCTCCACCCCGAGGCGGCAGCCGATCCGGTGAAGTTCGGCCAGAAACTAGCGAACGCAGCAATGGTCGTGGATGGCGGAATAAAGATGACAGCGGAGTTGGGGAAGTCCGCCGGTTTAGCTCCAGATCAAATAGGCGAAGCCATCCGCGCTGCTCGAACCGTCAGCGATTCTAAATACAGACCATTCCAACTAATGTCTGATTTAAGAAAGAGCTATCGCCATGCAAAGGGTATTGATATCCAGGGGCAATTCAAGAAAGCGGCGGATTCGGTCCATGCTGAGGTCGTTAAACATGCCAAAGCACTATCAGATCAGATCGACAAGAACGTCCCAACAGGAGTTATCGACGCAACTGCCGAAGCAGCAAAGATAAAGCAGGCTTTTGATCAAGAAGTAAAAACGAATGACAACATGCACCCGGCGCTCAAACAGGCATACCAAGATGCATTGGCTACGCCTCCGGGACAGTGGACATTCGAGAAAGTAAAGCAACTGCGTAGCAATCTGGGAAGAGCGCAGAAGAGTGTCACAGGTCCGCAGGCGAAAGTAATATATGATGTCCGCAACTCCCTGACAAAGCAACTCGCCAGTGTCGCCAAAAAGGCGAAGATGGAGAATAGTTGGAATCACTATAACAGGCTAGAAACCAAGTACATGAACGAGTTTGGGGATCTGACGGACAAGATTATCAACGCTCCTACGGGGGGAGATGTAGCGAACATACTCTCAAAGGATACCGCCGTTACGGGAGAGCTTACTAAGAATCTTGCGAAGTATGGGCTCGATCGAGTACAGGTTCATCGGTATATGGCCGACGCCGCGAAGATAGCCAAAGCAGAGACTAAGATGGGCTCCATATTTAGGATCGCATACGGGACGCCGCTCGGCGCTGCTGGCATGATTGCTGGTCGCGCTGCGGGACTTGGATATCTTCCCTCCGCTGGTATCGGATTTGCGTTCGGATTGGCGTCGAGTAGCTTGGTAAATATTGCTCGAACACTAAAACTAAATCCCGATATCATCAAGACGATAATGGATGCTCGGGAGCTTCCGGATAAGATGCCAGTGTCCGTTGGGGATTTCTCATCTTTTCGAACTGGGACGCCGAGTGGGAATACGCCTCCGCCTACGCCTCAGTTGCCACAAGCACCTGCTCAGCTACCGCAGGCGCAGCCTCAGCCGACGGCACCCCAACAAAAACAATTGCCCGCGCCAGCCCCACAGCCGCAACAAAGTGCGGCGCCAGCCCCCAGTGCCCAACCGCCCAAAGAAAGCCCTACACCGCCAGCCGCTGCCCCGGCCAGCACCCCTACAACACCGCGCCCACAAAAAGTAAGCGCAACCGCAATGCAACGCCAAAATCCCGGTATCGGCTATGGGGAGGCAACGAAGCTCGCCAGTGGCCAACGCGCTCTCACAGAACGCCTAAAGCGTGCAACTCCCGGCCTCACGCATGGAGAAGCCTCAGCGAAGGCGGAGACTATTATCGCTGAGCGGACGAACCAGGCGAGAGCAGTGTGGCAACAGAAGGCGAAGGAGGTTTATCGGGAACTCGCCGCACAAGGCAAAGAGCCCACTTCCAGTGACGTTATCGCTGGACTCAGAAAAAAGTTTCCCGACGGCGATTTCGAAAAGTACCTCAAGCCAGTTGCGGAGGGAGAGCATAGTGAAGGGCGTCGCGGGGAGCTTGCTAAGCAAGCGGAGAACAAGGCCGAGTTGGAGGAGGCCGCTAGGCGGAATAAGCAGAAAGAAACCGAGGAGGCGCAGCAACGCGCTATCGCGAGCAACGTAGATGTCAACGCAATGGGTATCCCCGAGTTGGAGGACATACTAAAAGAGAGGGATAAGATTGGCTTGTCTGCCGTTATGAAGTGGCGTCGAGCGCATCCGAATCAAACCGAGGAGTATGTCGAGGCTCTTAAATTCCTCACAACGCAGGCGATGGAGAAATCTTTGAGAGGGAAAAAAGGTTCCCAGTGAGTAGCTACCACTGGAGATAACAAAGGAGAAACAAATGGCCGCAAATGACATGTCACCAAGCGAAGTAAAATCCCACCTAGATACACTGGAGAAGAGCCCCAGCTGTCACCAGGGCTCGTCCCCTATCTACTCGGGAGGCTCTTCCGCTACCTCGGGGAAGAAAACAGATAGCCTGAAGGCTCCGAAGGGAGCTAAGAAGAAGTAGCATTAGCCTTCGTCGCTAGTTGAGCGGCGAGGAGTTCAGAGACCGGGTTCGTTACTTTAGAGAGTTGCTTGAGTGGCGCACCCGGTCCTGTCGGTAGCGTAATGCCGACTAGGATCGAGATCATCGTAGGGGATTTGCCTTCCGGAGTGTCGATTCCTCCAATCTTAACGTCCGTAACTCTCCCATAGATATAGCCAGTTAGGGGATTCATCCCGACGATAACGACATCGTCTTTTCTTAGGATGTTACCGATGTTATCTCGGGGAGCCCACTTAAGTTCGTGCGAAGAAGCGCCGATCATCTCTTCTACTTTCATTCCTTTGTTCCTCCCGCAAATACCATATCCTCTTGGTCATCATAAATGTGAAGAAAACGTCCCATTCCTGTTTTTGGAATCATATAGTGTAAGCCATCTGGCATGAGAAAGACGCGAATCATCCCGTCACTAAGTCCGACGCACAAACGACCCATTGGGTACATCTGAGGTTTTTGTGTATCAAAATCAACCTCGAACTCAAGTTTTGGTTTCTCCTTCATTCCTCTTCATCCTTTACAATGATATTTTGCTTTAGCTTACCGAGTACCTCTTGCTCCGTCATTACGCGCATACCAGCCGCGCCAGCGTAGTGAATCATAGCTCCCGCGAATTGGGTGAATAGGATCCTATCTCCCCGCTTGTACTTACTCTCCGGGTGGGCGTCTACAATCCTCCCTGCGGTGCTCCTCCGCTTCGCGCTCTGCGGTATTACGATAGAGCCGGTGTATTTGAATCCCTCCATCTGAACGCATAGCTGGCCGGGATTTATCTCCTCGAATGGACTCACTGGGAGATTATCCGGCTCATCTGCGAGGCTATACACCTTCGGCAGTCCCGGCCCGACGAATTGCTCTGCTTCTGTCTTACTCATACATCCTCCATCTTTTTGGGATCGAAATACATAGTCTTGTTTCCAATATTCCGCTCTCTGAGGATATCTCCCTCTCGGAGCGTTACTATTATTCTGTCGAGATCTTGGGATGTCATATGCCGCCAATTGTATTTTAGTATCTCTTCCCTGGAGGCGTATCCCTTGCTCTCGATGAATCTTAAGACCTTATCGGAGGCGCTAGTTAGCTCGCCTTCTCCTACGGAGCGAAATACGATCGGTATATCCTCGCTAACTTTGTTAGTGTGGATTACGGCCGACTCCATATCGCTCCTGCTAATAATCATGTCGTCGCCCCGACTCGCTGAGATACACATAGCCAGCTTCAGGGCATTGGCCCATTGGGATATCTTATAGCCGGCAGTTGCCTCGTCGTCGAATTCATTTGCCTCGCTCTTGTCATACACGGCCTCAAATACTGCCTTCGCAGAAGGAGCAAAACGATACTCCCCTCGAAGTTGCCCGATGTTACTGAGATCCTCTATAAGCTCATCCTTTAGCCTGTGATGGTTCATTGCGGGCCAGGGGATTTTTCTCTCTTTTTTAGTCGCCAACACAAAATTAACCCTCCGAGTGAAACCACCGCCAACAGCATCAGAAGGGACAGACTTAACCAACCACTCTTGAGCTGAACCACCAAGAAGAGATACACAAGGGTTATTGATATTAAACTCACCTTTACCTCTCGTTCCGTAACCGTAGACCCCCTCCTTAGAATCCCATAAATCAGTGAGTGCGGTAATCGTGAATTGGGAGGCGGTAATAAAGACGCTAAGCTCAGAAGAAACCAACAGCACACTAGCATCAGTTCCAATTTTAATCCCCTGTGTCAGCGAAGCTGAGGATACTATCGGGAAGCCTTTTGACAGTTTCTCTAGCACGTACTCCATCGTAATACGGTCGCTAAGCATATTAGTGACCTTAGCCTCTTTAAGAATAGCCAGAGCGGGATTAATCGCCGCTCCCTTACCGAGGCCGGGACGCGCTACTAGGACCGTATACAAATTTGGGTACATCTTGTACGTCTTTCGGTCATTCCAAACGTGGCGTTTCAAAGCAGCCGCTATCACCGTCGCGCCGGACCAATAATGAAACTTCCTGGGACTTTCCGTAGCAGCTTCTACATACTCAATGTACGAATCAAGCCACGGCTTTCTCAACCTTCTCGGCATTTCGACCTTCTTTTATCGCTTCATATTTCTTACTCCACTCCTCGACGTTGTTGCTCATCTTCTTCAGATTCTTTACATCGTATCCGATTTCGAAGTCGATTGGGATTCTAACCTCATATCCGTTCGGGAAACGGAATACTCTATCAAACGCACTAAGCAGAAGAGTGCGAGCCTCCATAACAGTCTCATACGTATCGGCAACTTCAAGGAGGAGCGCGTCGTGTTTATCCTGTATGACCCAGCCGGGCTTAGTTCTTTCACAATGTACGAGTGCAAATCCGGTGTTATCACCAACGCTTGATTGGGGAATATATGCATAGCCCTCTCGAAACACCTTACCGTTGTCCCTACTGGGATGCAGGCCGTGAAATGTTCGCTGTCGCCCCAAAGGATTCGATAACATGCGCGTTTTAATGAGTGTTTGTTTAACATACTCATGAAAGACTCCCCTTATCTCTGGCTCTACTTCATGGAATTTCGAAAGGATCGTCGCGCATATATCGCGACTAATCATAAATCCTTCTGCCGCCATCTGAATCGACATGGTCTCGTCCCGCATGTCGTAGTTCCCCGCGTGCCTGACCTTTTTGCCTAGGTAGTATTCGAGGCAGTTTTTATCATTGGTTTGCGAGAGCGGGAGGTTAAAGATTTCCGATGCAAGTCTCGCATGTCTTGATATTCCAGTCTCGATACTCTCGCGAAGTCCTTGAATTCCCTTATCATTTCCCGACACATCTGCAATGATTCCCCAGACAATCCATTCCTCTGCCGAAGCTTGGTCACACTGGACAAAGATTTTCCCAGGTCGTGCAACATGGCATTCGAGATATCTCGCACCAAGATCACTATGCTTTGGTTGATTCTGTAAGTTGCTTCCGTATCCGAGAAAGTTTTGTCTGCTTGCTCGTCTGCCCGTAACTGTTCCAGTAGCCGAAGCGCAGCCGTATAAAACTCCGTCAAGGAGAGAAGCGTCGATGTACGTCCCTTTGAGTTTTCCAAGCTCGCGAGTTCGAAGCACGTGTTTGAGTATTGGGTTTCCAGTCTTTGCGAAGGCGTCTTGGAGCGCATCTTCACTTGTGCTCTCTTTCCCAGTGATTCTGTCTTTTTTCAATTTGATATTTAATGTCTCGAAGAGATCTTTCAGCTGCGTCGTACTCGCCAAATTTAATATATGATCCGGTGATATTGAGAGCAGCTTGGATATCTTTTTCGCATCTTCTGCACTCGTTACAACTGCTTTTCCGTTCAACGCTTGACTGACTTGTACGCATATGCTGTTTAGCTCCGATACAACAAAGTCTCGAAGTGTTTTGAGCTTCGTTTGGTTAACCAGGATACCCCGTTGGTCCACGTCGTAGAGGTATCGGGCGAGTTGCATTTCGTATTCATAGAATCGGCGCAGATTGGGATTGGCGTCGAATTCCTCCTCTTGCTTCTGAAACACTTCGAGCGTACAACAGGCGTCTTTGGCATTGTATTTCATCAGCTGAGCGAGTCCCTCTTTGGATCGCCAGCCTTTTCCCTCCTCTTTGTAGTATGGCTCTCTTGTATACTGCATGACTTGGAAATCTAGCTTATGACTCAATTCAGGATGAAGAACATGATGGCGTACCAGAGTATCATCGACGAGAGCCATAGAGACATCAAACCCCATAGCACGGAGCCAATTTGCATCAAAAGTCGTATAGTTTTGACCCAAAATGTGGCTGGAGCCCAGGATCTTGTCCATAAGACGCCAAATAGGAACGCTATCGCGACGGTCATACTCATAAAGGCCGATAGATATAGCGTGGGAAGGGTCGTAGCTAAATCCGATGGTGATAGGGACTTTCCTATCGACAGTCTCGATGTCAACAGAAATGGGGCCATTGTGGCTAAGGCAATCATTGAGATACTCCTTTGCTGTGTCTGCGCTGGGAAGATAGATTAGTTCTCTGCTTGGGAGTGGCTGGAGCTTCTGATTCTTTTTCCAGTACTCAAATTCTTCAAGAACACGCCCGAGAATGAATACGTTAACAGATCGCTCAGAATATTCGCGAAGAATAAAAGCGGGATGGTAGATAGGTATAACGTAATGGTCCCAAGGCAGCAGGCGACTACAAAGCAGCGACCCACGCCATTTAGATATTGGAGCTTCCCCTGTGCGGCTTGCTGTGTCAGGTACCAATATAGCGAGCGGAGTTGCGCCAGCCGGGATGATAAAGGTGGGTCGATAGTAGTCAAGAAGCTCGAAAAATGAATCCAAGTAAACCTTTTTCGGAATGCCATTTTCTTCAATCCGATCTATGTCGTTATCTGGGGGACGAGTAGTATATGGATTAATGAAGGCACACTGGCCGACCTCGATACCGGCCTCGATAATCTCCGCATCTAGTTGCCTCCCAGAGGCGCCCACGAAGGGATACCCACACGCATCCTCATCGAACCCAGGTGCCTCTCCAACAATCCATATCGGCGCTTTTGGGCTGCCTCGGAAGCCGACATATTTTCGGCCGCGCATTGCGCATAGTCCCTGAAGCGTAAGTGTTTTTATAAGGCAGCTAGGAACGTCAGCCATTTAGTTTTTATCCTAAAGGAGTAGATGTGATCTCCTTTTCTATAATACCAATACGTATGGTGTTGAGTGAAGGTGAAGGAGACTCCCTGGGGGACCACCTGTCCCTCGAATCGGCGCTGTGGCTTTTTAATCACCATGGAGTATCTGTTCTCTCGTATGGATAGGAAGGCCAAGCTCGCGGCGAAGCCGGCATTTCTCGCAAGTCTTGTAGTGATATTCGTTGATATGCACTGTCCCAGCCTCGGGATCTATATCCTCTACGATAATAAATGCGTGCTTTAATCGCTCTTGCTTCTCAAATAGTGTTTCTATAATAGACGACACAGAGGTATCCTCGTAGAGAAGGAGAGGGGCGGACTCTCGCTTTTATTACTGTTTTGTAACAGAGATGTTGATAGTAGCTGCTAGGGGCGTTGATACGGGATTCTCAGCCGTAATATCAACTTCCCCACTGATGGTGACGGTAGTTGCCCCTGTAGGATCGGCGTTGGCTGTGACGTCGACTTTTAGCTCCTTCTGATCGGGAACGGTAGCCTCTATAGCGAGGATCGCCGTAGAGCCATCTCCTTGGGGAGATAGAGTGGCATCGGTAGTATCGTCAAGGGTCCAAGCAAACGACCCCGGCGCTACTGCCCTCTGCACTCCCGTGCTATCCACTGGCGTCGCCGCCAATAGATACGTACCTGGACTTAGCTGCTCTTGTGACATTATACTTCCTCCTATTAGCATTAAAATACGACTCGCTTCGGGCGGAGAGTCAAGTCGTAATATCAGGCGAATTAGTTTCCACAGCTCTCGGTCGTTTAGCATTACTTGCGCCATAAGAAGCACCAAGACTACACAGAAGATTAGGAATAAGAAGCTAGTAGTGTCAAGGACGAGCGGCGTAACTATCATGGCTTTGCCTTGGGGAATTTTAGATTATTTATATTGAGGAAGGAATCCATCACGGCCTTCATCTGCCGAAGCTGTGATTCCCGCATTTTTACGTAATAGTTATCCATGGCGTCGTTGTAACTGTCGTCGCCCATGATTTTCTCACGAATTGTTGGATTATTCTGTCGAGATAGGCGAGGATGCTCTCCTCGAGAATATTGCTTTAGCTCAACCATAAGCTCGCTTAGCAATTCGAGCAGATACAATCCCGCCTGCTCGTCATTATCCGCAAGTGCCTGAAGAAACGTTTCAGTCACCTCAAAGGTTATTTCCATCGTTCGAAATGTGGGATTCTGCGTAACTCGCCGCAATTTAGTAGTCATAGCGCCGCCATCCTCGTCTTTATTATCTGACACGCCTGCGGATTGATCTCGAACATCGTCACATTCCGCTTCAGACGTACACATGCTTCCCCACAACTGCCGCTTCCAGCAGTAAAATCCACTACGTGAGAAGAAGGTGGGGTCAAGTCGAGCACAAGTTTTTCTAGCAGAGCTACCGGCTTTTGGCTTTGATACCATTTAGCGCCTCCACTAGCAAGGACACTTGGAAAATCAAAACTATCACGCTGAGAAGGTCTAAAGAGTTTAGGGCTACCCTTGCGAGCAAGCAGAATAGGTTCGTAGCTACGAGAATAACGTGTATACGGACTTGTGTTGATGACATTTGATTTCACCCAAATCAGAGGCGATCTATCAACGATGAAACGCTGCGCCTCAAGCTCATTAATCCACGTTTGATAATGTGTGTGATCGAAGAAGAATACCGCAAAGCTATCATTTTTAAGTATGCGCCAAGAGTGAAAGGCAAGATCCCGTATAAGAGGACCCATTTGAGTGCTGTCATCCGCGTAATCCTCCGCGAGTATCGGCTTGCTATTCGGCCCCATTCCCTGAGCCTCGTTTCCATAGGGAGGGTCTGTTAGTACTAAGTCAACGGAGGCATCGGGCACTAAACTACTAACACAGTTAGTAGAAAAGTCACCTTCTATTAGCCTCCAGAGTTGTTTGTTATTGCCTCCGACAGCTTGATTCTTCGCAGCAGAGATGGTAGAGAGCGCGACGAGGGTTCCAAGCTGCGCTTGTCTGCGAGCCGCCTCTTTTGTCTCAGCGTTAGATAATTCAGGGACAGCCTTAATAAGTCCCGCAAGCTCAAGGTCCTTTGAAGTAGCAGCAGAGCTCTCTCCCAGCATTGCCGCGAGCTTGTTGATGCTAAAGCCGACAGGGCTTGCTCCAATTCGCTGAGACGTGCTCGGTCTGCCACCAGTGTTGGTTCCGTAGATCGATTGCATCGTTTCGAAGAGCTTCGCTTTCGCCGTGATTTGCTCTTGCCAACTGAGGTTTTGGCGTCTAATATTTTCTTCAAGCTCAATTCCTCTCTGGCGCAGAGGATCCTTCTCTCCTGACCAAAGGAAGTGGTCACCATGTACCAGTGTGGAGAGGCCGAGTCTCTGTAGAGCACGAAGTCTTCGCCCACCGACAAGAAGCCGAATCTCTTCAACTCCAGCCTCATTCTTGTATGTAAGAACGATCTTCTGGATGAGTCCGTGCTCGCGTATACTGGAAGAAAGGGCATCGATATCTCCGTAGTCGCTCCGTATTCTATCTTCGGTGCGAATATCTTTGATGTGTATCTTCGTTCCGTAGCTAGTGTATGGTAGTCCTTCAGCGGCCATTCTTAGTCTCCAAATTCGTTTACTACAATCTCTCCTGTTTCCTTGAATACAACTTTAACGAGATACTGATTCTCTGATCCGCTGCAAGGAGCGTCATCCATCTTGTCTTCATTGAAGCCATGACGATAAAAAAATATTTTACGATTACAGTCACAGGAATAATTCCCCTCAGTCCACATAAAATCCCACTGTTCTTTCGGAGATGCGGTGCCCCAATCGTCCCAAGTATCTTCATAGGTAACTACAAGACCAGAAGAAAGCTCTTTGATTGTAACTATTCCTGTCGTTGACATTGTTTCCTCAAAACAACAAGCGAGAGCGGGAAAAGGGTGCGAATCTAAACCCGCTCTCCACTTGTGTCCTCTCCGAGGTACAGTACGTGTTGTTACGATGACAACACCAGCCCGAAGAGGAATCCTGTTAGCGAGGCAAGTATCGCTTAATACGAGCAATGAAGCTGCGCCCGTACTTATCGGTAGTTGCTAGTCCCGTATCTTTATCCAGGACAGGCTCGTTGCTTACTTCAACTTGGCCTTCTTGTCCCAGAAGTGGGCCAGTATACGTCCACGCTTTGGGATTATTATCCGGGCCGTCGAGGCGACCTGGGGGGAAGTCAAAGTTGCCATCCGCGTCCTTGACTACCGGGCAGCCGAAGCAAGCAGCAAACGGCTCCCAGTTAAATTTGGCCTTGGTATTTAGAGAGTCAAAGAGCGGAACGTTGTTGAATTCCGGATGGTTGACAATCTCCAGTTGAGGATTTAGATTCACCGAGTCTTTCTTTTTCGAAAAATCCGGCTTAAATCCCTTAAAGCGAACGGTGTAGATACCCGCCGTCGGCACTGGAGGAGCCTTTACTTCTTCTGCACTTGCTTTTAGTTGAGGCATTGTGATTTGTCCTTTTAGTTTGAGTTTATGTTTTGATAAATTAGCCCTTCTTATCAGGCTAAACTTGTTTAGTTTCGGGTTCATGAGTCGTTTGCTCGCTTAGGGATGCCTCCAGCTCGTCAGCGCATCCTTTGTAGGCGTAAAATGCCCCAAACCAGCGTTCCAATTCGCCAACAGACGGGTTGTTAGGCTTCTCTTGAATGTCGCTAAGGTAGGCTTCTTGGCGCACTCGCCACAAACTCACTAATGCACGTAACTTCTCGCCCACACGCTCAGCGCTGCTCATGGCTGGCTCGGGATAGTACGTATGTGAATTTCGATTTCAGCTTGGCCCTCGCTTGTAACAAATCCTCGTGCGCGAAAGGTCAGCGTCGGCGTGCATTCTCCTAAACGGCGAACAACTTCTCGCAAGGCATCAATCGCCGGACTGGCGAGTGATTCCGCTGATGGATGTAATCCATAATTCTCTATGGTATATAAAACAGCTTTCGGCTTGCCCGCACACTCTCGAATGTCAAAACTCACGTTTTCCTCCCATTACCACCACGGCGTTTCATCGGCTGGATTCTTATACTGCTCGCTCCCTTTCCCGCTGGCCGCCGCGCGTGCCAATCCCGTCTCAATGATCGTCAAGACTTGCGCGTTGTCGCCTATCGCTAACTCACTGGCGATATTTCGCGCCAACGCTTCCCAGCGAGTCAAATCAGCTTGCGTGAGCGCTGCTCCCGGTTCGCTGGTCGCGCGGGCTGTCAGTTCAATTGTGAGACGCCTAAAGAACGTATCCTCATCTACGTCGAATCGAAACCATCGCAGTGTTGCCTTGATCGCCTCGCGCAGTGCCGCTTCGCTGGTGTTCATTGGCCTCGCTCCCGCTTCGTTAGCGACCTAAGCGCGAATTCAATGGCCCACGATGATGGAAGCCATGCGATCTGATATTCCAAACCATCCTTGGCATCGCGCATATCGATAATCTTCCCGCAGAATCCCTCAGACATGTAACGTTTGCGAATGCATACAACCTGTCCGACACGAAACTTCGGCTTGCGCCGCCCCCGCCTAGAGCCTTGGGTCATGGCTGCGCTGCCCCGTAATCGCATTCACAGTCCGCATCCATCTCTCGGTTTGAATCTCCTGCGATGCCGTAGCCCGTCACGCCGTCGCTGCATTCGTTCGCTTTATGCGTCGCGTGACCGCATTGCGGACAGCGAGTTGGCTGCGCTTCCACCGGCCCAAACGTCACCGTCACCTCATAGGGCTCTACCACGAAGAATGCGCCGCACTCTTTGCAGCGATAGCGCGTGCTGTTCTCCACGCCGCCGTCCATTGGCCCACCTTGCTTGACTAGGTGGATGTGGTTGCAGTCGCTCATCGAGTCACCACTGTCTGCCCATCTATCTCTGTGCAAAAATGCCCGGACGGGCAAATTGGGGGCTCTGTATTATCCTTATCACACCACGTTGCGTATCCATCCACAAAGCAAGGTATAAAAGACTTGCCGAATACATAATCCGGCCTCGCTTTGGATACGCATTTATCGCCGGCTAGGAGCCAATCCGGAGGAGGGCATTCTATTACGACCCTACGAATTGGCTTCGGAGGCGTGATACAGACTGGGACGCTGGCCTTTACCCTCTCCTCGATCTGCTCCTCCGACTTCATTAGAGACTTTATCGAGGCTACGCCATTCCTATTAAATTCCGCTTCGCGAGCTTGCCAGAAGTGGTCGGCGTTGTGTTTGCCGTCTTTGTAACACAGCACGCCAGTTACGAGGACGATCAGCGACATCGCTGCGGAGACTACCTTATTATCGAGGCTCATTCCCACCCCTCATACCAATACGGCATATCGGGATCGCGGAGATACAGCTCCCAATATAGGAGGAGGCTCATAGCTTCACCGTCGGCGGGAGTTGCTTTTGGCCTGGTCCCGCTTCCAGTGAATACCCAGTCTTGAGCCTCTGTTCGTGCTTTTGAATCAACATCTCAATATTCGGCTCTTCTACCTTGTCGAGCAGCAAGGCTGTAGCCGAGTCGAACTCGTAGCTAGGAAGCGGATATGCCTTCGGTACATATCGCCCGCCTTCGGCTGTTAGTTTAACGCGCCAAACTTCGTTGAAGAATTTGATTAGTCGTCTGTACCTAACTGGAAATACACCCACACGTCCCGTGTATCGCGGATTCTCTGACGTAGAGTCGGGTGTTTCTTCGGCAGTCTCATGCATAGTAAGAATTGTGTTAACAGGAAGTGCGAGGAATCGTAGTACAATATTCTCGACAGTAGCCATCTCGGCATTCCAAGCATCCCATCCTCCGGGGAGTTGGATTTGTATAGTTCTCCGAGGATCCGGATTCGGAATGGTAATGTCCCTACGAATATCCTTCGTAGTATGGAGCACATACCTCTGAGCACTAGCTCCGAGAGTGGTTGTACTATCCAGCACATTGGTTCTGAGGATAGTACCAGGTTGAAGCGAGGGGAATAGAGGCTTTCCTCTATAGACCAGTTTCGATAAATCAAGGTCCTGTTCGAGTTGGGCCAGTATGTCGAGCTGGTCTTGGATAGCTTCGGGAGTTTTGGGCCAAGGAGGTTCGGAGTAAGGGATACCAAAAACTCCCTTGAATCCATTAAGAGCCTCAATCCTGTTATCGTGGTCATGGAATAGCACAGGTTTCGGGGCGGTAGCAGCCAGTCTCGATTTGCCATTTTTCTCCGGACCGACGATTAGCATCTTTATCTTGGTGATGGGAGGTTCGGTTTCGAGCGAGACGGGATTGATCATGGCCTCCACTCTCCAAAGATAGTCGTAAACGTTTGAGCCATATGCACAAACACCTTGACTAGTTCGATCCTAGCCTCACGCTCGCGGAATGAGATCTCCCTTAAGTTATCCTCCAGAGATGGCCTTGCTATTTCATTAGCGACCGCGACTGCATCAGCTACCCGATTAGCGACCGGATCAACCGGACGGCTCTTGCAAAAGGACTGATGCGTCGATAGTCCTTTTATTTTGTATTTCCTTCCACAATACACACATGCTAACCTATGCTTTGTCATCACTCATCTCCTTCTTTTTCTTTCCTTGTCGCCTGATATGGCCGCCAAGGGGGCTGATACTCGAAACTTGAGGCTAGGATAATATCTCGGCTCATCGGCGTGTTTGAGCACACTTGCAAGTACTCACACGGCCGCATATATATATTATGACACGCCGAGTCTCGCCAAATCCAATCCTGTGTCATCAAGCAATGTCGTAACCGTTCGCAGACTCGTAGCATCTGACATCGCCACTCACTAAGTTCCTCTCTAGTATACTGAGGGAGTGCTCGTATGAATCGAGGCTTCTTTTTACCGTCTCTAGGCTTGTCTGAAGGTCTCTCTCGCGCACAGATATTGACGACGCAGCGGTCAACACGCCGTTCGATTCCAATGGAGTTAGCGACAGTTTCGAGTGCAAAACAGTATCCCGGCATCTGCGGACCCGGCTTGTATTTTCCGATAGTTCTCCCATCAATCTTTGTAACTGTTTTATGATCGATAGGGAGGAGTCTATCTCCTTCAATAACGATGAGGTCGGGTTTGCCGACCCAGTAGCAGACGACTTTGTTTGTTTCCCCAACTAACACCTCCTTGTTGTATCCGAATCCAGCCTCGGTACCGACTACTTTCCAGCTCGCTCTGTCGATGGCGTATTGGCTATTATAATACTGTTGCAACATCAAGACGCCGCCAGCTAGGTCCCCAAACTTGTCGAATTGGTCGGGTTGCATCGCAGCGCTTTCATCGATAGCGTTGTCCGCCCACGCCTGAATTGCAATGCGTTGAATCTGCTCGGTGCTGAGAGCTATGTTGCTGCCTAGTCCGTTATAGAACGACTCCATACAATCCGACCACCAACCTCCAATAGCCATTGAGAATGGCTTTATCTCTTTCCCGCCGATTCTCTTGGGTCGTTGGTTTCGGACGTGTTTGTAGAAGAATCGTTGCTCGCATATATTAAAGTCTTTGACAAGAGTGGCGTCGATATAAAACGCCATCCTCCCATCTGGGAGGATTTCGTAGAATGATTTGTCGTTGCTCATCTCTTACTCTTCGTAAAGGGCCAGATATCAAAGATAATCATGAAACAAATTACGAGGATGATAGCCATTAGGATTTCCCCAAACTTGCTGACAGCGCCTTGGCCGTCTCGTAGTCTAGGCCAAGCGTATCCATTAGTACCTGTATCTTGTCGGTTGCTCTTCTCGACTTACGTGGTGGCGTAGCCGAGGATACACCGTTGAGCCTCAACGCTCCCTTTTCAATGTTTTCGCGCCGCGTTCTCATTGCCCTTGCTTTCGATGTCTGTCTGTCAGCGAGATCAAACTCCGCCGCGCTCTTGAGTATTTGGCTGTAGTCAAGCGTAAGTTGGGCTCGCTTTACTCGCAGCGATAGCTCCGCGATATGAGCCTCTAGCTCATCTTCGGACATGTCGCGAAGCGCCGCTACGCTATTCGGCCATCCTTCTCCTATTAGTTTCAAGTGCCTTCCTTTTCTTGCCGTTCCTTCGTCGTCGATAAGAGGCTCTGATTCTAGATCTAGTGTGACGTCACTTACGCAATTATGGCATAGCTTGGGATTGTATCGACTCCGATGAGTACGACAAAATTCCTGCCCACACTTTCGGCAGAAATCTACCGCACCTTCGGTACAAAAACGACACGTCGCTGGTTGTGATTCAGGAATCTGGTCGTGATTAGGCTCTGTGTTCAAGGCTCGCACCCTTTTCTTTTTCTCGATTTTACTCACCTACAACTTTTGTATAAACATAACGTTGTTCCAATTGATGTCAATGCGACCGATATACTTCCTGTCCGCCGAGGAGTCTGCATTCTCAACCCAATCTCCTGCGAGAGAGTTGTTTGCAGTGACGAAAAGCCTGCCTTCTTTATCTACTGCATCGGTCCCAATCTCGATGTACTCCCCATCTATGAGATACACTCTAAAATATTTCATTAGTTTTTCCTCAGATCCACCTGTATCTCGCCTCTGAGATACATCTCGATTAGCTTGCAAATTACTTTGGAGCGATCTCCCCACCGGGGGACTTTGCTTGTCAGGCTTTGAAGAAGAGATTCCCGTACCGATACCGAGAAGGTTATCACCTGTTCGGATTCCATAGGGCACTTAGGGTACAGGATTGTTAGTAGCGTGTAAAGTCCTTTTAAGTGGTTTGTTTTGTGTGGGTTAGGTGGTAGTACTAGCTATTTTGCACCGCAGCTAGTACTACAGCCCCGTCAAGTCTGAGAATTTAACCGTACTCCCTGCCCGAACATCTGTGTCAGAGGATTCCAGCCAACAAGTAGCGCCTTCGAGGTGCTTGATATCATAGATATTGTGCTTTGTTAGGCAACGAAATGCCTCTTGAGCGTCCACGATTTGCAACGATCCTCCCTCTCCTGTCTTAGCCTCAAAGAATAACACAGGCCGTCCACAGTCTCTACAACCGAATCCAACGTGCCTCATCACTGCCATTATTTTCATTGTTATCCCCTTTCTCTCATAGTAGCTACTGTGACTGCTCCTTGGATGTCTCTGATATCGGCGATTGGTGCGTGGAGTCTGTGGAGTCCGGGCCTATTTGGGTCGACGTAGAGCATATCTCCTCTCGCGAGGAGATATTCTGCACCTTCGGTGCCGAGGACCGTTCTCGAGTCGACACCACTGGGTACTCGAAAGCAAAGTCTGGCGGGGAAGTTGGCTTTAATATCCCCATTAACCACTCGTACACTCGGTCGTTGAGTGGCGGCAATGATGTGAATTCCACTTGCTCTAGCTTTCCGCGCAAGTTCGCTAATTTTTTGCGTGGAAACCTTACCGAGACCCGAATTGCTTTGGGCAGAGGCTCGACTACTATCACCAAGGAGGTCCGCAAGTTCGTCAATGACGAGAGTGATGTGGGACATACGCTTAAGGTTCGTGTTCTGGTTGTGCTCATGTATGTTTCTTACTCCTAGTTTTCCGAGTATTAAGAGACGCCGCTCCATCTCCGCTAGGAGCCAATCGAGCTGCTCACAAGTTTTATATACGCTCGTCGCGACAGGGAAAAGCAAATGAGGAGCTCCCTCAAAGTGTCCGAAGTCGACTCCCTTTGTGTCCGAGAGAATAAATTGCACCTCATCGCTTCGTTTAGCATAGATAAGCGATGCGAGAATGCTCGATAAGAGCGTACTCTTACCACTTCCTGTGCTGCCAGCAATGAGAAGATGAGGGAGGCTTGATAAATCTTGTATATGGGATCGGCCGAGATGGTCGACACCGAGGTTAATGGGGATGTATGCTTGTCCAGAAACTTTCGAGAACTCTGTGATAGTGTCCCGCCAGTTGACATAGTTTCTCTCTTTATTCGGAACCCAGATAGAGACGAAAGACTCACCGGGTATTCTCTTAACTAAGACGTTTTCGACGCCGAGAGCAATGGCGAAGTCCTCCGCCATGCTCTCGATGTGAGATACCTTTGTCGACGCCTTCGGCGCAAATCGATAGACGGTAACGATAGGTCCGATGCTTATTTGGTCTCGTATGAAGGTGACGTTGTGACCAAGATCGATCATCTTCATCGTTAGCTTCGCGGAGACTTCCAGTTGCTCGTCTGTTAAGGTGGCGTTCATTTTAGTCCGTATCCAGCATATGTCTACAAACATAGGCGCGACCTGCCCACGGTTTCGGTGACAATCCTTCTTCCGTGACTACTTCCCAGGCCACTTCATCACATTGGCGATTCTCAACAGGTGGAATAAAGACTACAACTTGCTTTCCTCTGTCTTTCCTCCATCTTTCGAAGCCTTCTGAGGTGAAGGCTGTGCACTTCTTAACACGCTCTTCATCCCATGTTATAGTAAGGATAGTTGTTGCTCTTTTCATATTATCGTACCTCATCCGCGCCGAGCTCCTTCAGTAACTTACGTCCGTCACCGAGGAGAGCTCGATTCGCTGGTGCGAGGAATTTGAATGCTTTCGCAAAGTTCCCGGTATCTTTGAACTTAATGAAGATACCTCCAGTTTTCTCAGCGATTCGGCGCAAAAGCGCCTCACCATCGGTACCTTGTCCGATATGCACGCAATCAATTGGGATGCCTGCTGCTTTGTATTGTTCGAGGATGGTATCGCCTTCAAATGTATCTTTATCATGCCAATGGCCCCAATCGCTCGCTCCACCGTCTGAGACGAGGAGGCCTCTTGTCATAGGAAGTGAGCCGATAGCGTCGGAGACTACTCGGTGCATCGGCGTATCTCCATGCGCCTGTAGCCTCGATATATAGCCAATCAAGGCACCGGAGTAGCGAGTCAAGCCACCTCGCATCTCTGTATGCGCACCGAAGGTATACAGGGCAACGCTAGTGTCCGCGAAGTTGCACGCCATGACATATTCCTCAGCGGCACTTCGTAGGTTAACGATGGAGGAACCACCCATAGAGCCACTGCAATCCAGCATCATACCGATGCGATTTGGGACTAGGACTGCATATTCGTCTGGAGGATTCGTATTGCCTTCGTCGTCTGTACCAGTGCTGTTCGCGAGAGTTGCCTTCACCCGATCCGCGAAGGTTTGCTTGGTTGCAACCTGCGAGGAGGTTGCTAGCTTATTTAGATCAATCTTGCTCATTTCCCATATACCTCCCTCGAAATTTGATTCCAAAACGCATTCAAATCAGCCATCTTCGTTGCATCTCCGCTTTGCTTATCGGGATGCATGGATGTCGCTGCTGTTCTGAAAGCAGCCCGAGCTGCCTCGTATGGCAATAGCCTCATGAACTCAAGCAAGAGTTTATCGAGAGGAGCCAACATGACGCCAACTACGGGCGGAGGAGGAGCGCTTCGCTGTGACGCTCTCGCTTGCTCCGCAACTTGTTTGGATACGAAAGAAACCTCAGCGGCGCTGAACATCGTCTCCGCGATATTCTTAACGACCTGTCCATAATTCTCTGTCAAATGCCACAGCTTCGTAGCGGAGTCAAAATGCCTCTCACTCGCTGGTATTACATACTTCAGGCCGTTGATGAATTTATCGTTATAACTACTACTAACGACATACCCACCAAGGGTACAGTCCCAGAATATACGACACTTTATTGCCATACTCGCACCTCTTTTTGTTTGCTGCGTTTTGGACATACACGAAAGACAAAGTCCGCCTTTGAATGCCGGATGCTGTCGACAGTTTCCACAAAGTGGGCGACTTCCCGGTCCTCCAACGAAGTTAGAAGCTTGCTGATACCGCTGCTGTCTCGCTGCTTGCTTATTCGTACAATTTGCGCATTTCTGATACCCTGCAACCGCAGGTATATCTGCGAAGCATCCCGGTCCCATACACTTCATAAAATACGGCGCGTTCGGATTCGTATTGCAAGTCGGGCAGTGATACGCACTGACCGCTGGCGAACTCGGTGAGCGAGATATATAGACGTGTACGAATATCCTAACTTGCTTCTTGCAGCTATCGCAAGTAACCATCGTTCGCACCTAAAACTACTAACTTTGTTAATGGTTTCCTCAGTAGTGCAATCTAAATAGCTACAACCTCGCAGGCTATTCGTGCTGCGAACACGATATCTTTAGATTGCACTACTGAAGAGGCGAGGATATAGGAATACCTCGCCCGCTTTCAGCGATGCTACTACAAACTAAGAGGCGCTATTCGCAACCTGAGGCTGTTGAGTTGCATTCGCCTGCTTAATGCTCGCAAGCGCCGCAATGAGCTGCTCGGCAGTAACACCGAGAGCCTTCGCAGCCTTCTCCTCATTAGTCTGCTTCCGGCGACCTTCGCTCTTCTCAGCGACAGAAAACGCCATATCTACTGGACCATCCTGAGGCTGGAAGTTGGGATCGCTGAGCATATCGCTAGCTTCATTATGTTGGCGCAAGCTAGAACCGTAGTTGAAGTGCGTGACGGCGATGCTCTCATCCCCTCCCGCTAGTGCGAGAGCCTCGTCGAGAGTCTCAGCGAAAGCAACTGTATACGTCAGCTGGTTTACGAGAGTAGGCACGGCTTCGCCATCTTTCGTAGCCTTCGCGACTTTCTTATTGAAAGCCTCTTCTGACGTAAATGCACGAGACTTCTCTCCACCATCTCCAACGACTTCGTACCACACTTTCGTGACTGTATTTTGCTTCATTTTTTGTTCCTCTTTCGTTTTGATTTAACTACCTTGGAACTCGATTTAGCTTGCCTTGCAGATTGTTCCATTGCAGATTGCATCGCAAACAACGCCGCTTCCAAATCAGCTGGAGTGATACCCAAACTCCTACATGCAAGGAATTTAGTACGATATGGACAAGCTTTATTGCTACATCGCATATGATCCTCACAGTGAATAGCTTGAAATGGGAACCGGGCTGCAAAGCTAGGCTAGCAGGCCGCTATTATAATGTCAAGTGCTAGCCGAAGGCTAGTTGGTCTTAAAGCCTTTGGAATCAACACCTTGCGGGGGGTACGTACCCGCTATTTTATGCGCCCTACACAGCCCTATGCCCGATTTTAGGCTTTTCACCTTGACTACAAGAAAGTCGGGACACTGGTGATTTAGGCAACCATACACTATATCACCGGCTTTGTAGTTATGTCCACTCCCGACATCAACGGCAATCTTCGAAGAAGGACACATTGCTTTGCACTTATCACACACGAAGTGTGTGTTGTTACAGATGGGACATACCAGTGTCATAGCTCGCACCTCTTTTTCCTTTCAGCTAATATCGCCACAACTCATACGCCATGATTCCGAACAATACGAGATAGATGGCGAATCCGATAAAATAGATAGCATAGAAAACTAAATCAGACTTGCTCATTGCTACGACCGCTCTCTCTTTATCCAATCAATATATTCGTTACGCGTCATCGCCTTCATGGTTAGCGTAGCTGGGTCCACTTCCATCCCCGCTGAGACGTACCACTTTGTCAGGGGATCGGCGCATTCGTTGTATGCGATTGCTCTGTTTGTATGGGATACAAACGTCTCGAATCCCGACGGATGTGTGACTAGGTATCCGTGTACACTGGCGTCTTTCGGTGTTTGTCGAGGAGTCTGCGAAGCACTGACTATACGCTCGCGAGACAATACGCTGTCGCTATCGCAAGTACCGCATCGTCCGTGTTGGTTTAGCTCACCAACCGAGAGGCAATTGAGGCATACAAATTGCTCAGCTGTCATAACTCTATCTCCTGTACATCATCCTTGCCTTCTAAGACTAGCAAATAGTGTTGCCTCAATAGCGAAGCGAGAAACCAACCCATTCGAATATAGAATGCGAAGCAGAGGATATTTACATCATTAAAGACAAAGAGCATACCAAATAACCTCCAGTGTGTATTCTCACCATAGCAGAGCAGACTCAATCTTCTCTTTTGGCTACTATACCGAGAATACACACGGGAGGTTACTTACTCCCGACTCTCAACCCACCTATCCTTAATCTCAAGCAAGCGATCCGCTTCGATTTTGAACCACGTCCTCGTTGTAGGCCACAACTCCTTCGCTAGCTTCTCATTCGTCTCTAGCTTGTGTGCGATATTTCTCAGGACCATCGCCACATTGAGAAGGCAATCCGCATCCGAATTCTGATGATATTTCCTCTCTTCGATTAACTCAGTGTTCATTTAACCTCCATCGTCGCTAAGACTTTTTGGATCCTCTCTTGGTAGTACCGAAGGTAGGCATCGGCCTGCTTGCGACCACGCATACAGCCCATGCAAAGATGCCAATAAAACTTATGATGGTGACAACTAAGCTCAGTAGTATGTTCCCGGACGTAAGCAACATAGCGATCAAAAAGAGACTGAGTAACAAAGCGAGGTTGAACAACAATGTCTTCATTCGTAAGCTCCTTTACACGCTGAACTTGTTCGCGATGTTCCTGTTTGATGGTAGAGATCGCGTCGTTGAATAGCAAGCGACTACGACTCTGCCTTAGGCGGTTTATTTGTTGCATTTGTTTCCTCCTCTACTGTACCTGTCTCCTCCTCAAAATAAGACGACAGATAAATATCATTCTCATTCTTCAAAACTCTTTGAGGCTGTTTCGCAGCTTCATACATTCTTCGCTTATCTGCGAGTGTTTTATCCAGCCATTCTTCTTTCGTCTCTGTATGATATCTACCTTCAATCTTTCGATTCGCCCAATCAAGACGAGCAGCACGATCCTCATCCGCTGTGAGAGTGATTTCAGCCCCATCAAGCTCAGGATTGTTTTTCAATATGCTGTCAACTCCCCGCTTGATAAGTGTTTCCTTATCTGTCAACGGATGGCCGTCAGCGATCGCGGCGTTCATTATCTTTAATTGACGTTGCGCAGCGTGTGAATTCGTCTCCACAAACGGTGCGAGACAAAACTCCGTTTCCGCATCCGTAAAGCGATGTCCACAACGAATACACTTAAATCGTTGCACCGCCTTATCGCCTATAATCTCCGGCCTCGGTGCATATATCTTAAACGAGCCACATCTCAAAGCGGGACAATGCCTAATAGACTTGCGTCGTCCACACTGACACTCATCTCCCGGCTTGCCTCGGTACATCTTCGTTAACGACATGGTGCCTCCTAGTGACTGGGAATGCCACTAGGGCATTTTAGCTTACTAGCACACGGCTATGCAAGACCCAGTACTAGGTGCTAAGTGCTTTGTTTGCAACAAACACCCGTGTGTGCAGTAACAACACCCACACACCGGGGCATGGCATATTTCAGCGAGCCTAAATTCGCAATTCAGGAGTTTGGAGTCAGAAAAAAAAATAAAAAAAACCTTTTATTCAAAAGCCATACCCCCCTGTGTGGGTGTTGATTCTCCACACACAGTTCGTATTGATTCTAAAAGGTTTATTCCTTTTATGCTCCACACACTGTTAGTGTCCTTATCCCTATTCTGCGTCTCCCTTTGTTTCCCAAAAGTATACTTACTTCCCGATCTTTTTCAACAACTCTTTTGCATCTTCGCCTTTGATTCCCAACGACGCAAGCAAAGCAACTTGCGCGGATTTGCTTCCACGTTGCGCTTGAGTAAAAATAGAGACGTCGTCCGCTTTTTTCCATAGTCCCATCGTTACCTTCGCGTGTTGGCGTGTGAGTCGCTCCAACCAGAACTGAGCGCTGCTATTCAGGCCGCGAGAATCTGCTTCGTCCACGACTTCCATCAGTATTTTGTATGCTTCTACGCTGATGGTAAACGTTCTTGTAAGCTCGTCCTCGGTATATTCCCTCACAACGAGATCATCCTTGACTACATCTTTCGTTTCCACGTCGCTCATATCTCCTCCTATAGAGATTTGATTAAAAGATAGAGAGACGCAGAGTAGGGATAAGAACTAGTTAGTGTCATAGCGCAGGTGTCAGCTGCGCGCTTCTAGTTTATAGTGTAGGTTTCGCAGGAAGCTTCGCGCTTGCCTCATTGCATCAGCGCGCGCAAGTTTGTCATCCTTCCCCAAACCAACGACCGTTGTCTCAACTACACGACGCCCGTCGTTATTCACCAACACTACGTTGTATTTAGTTGTCATAGCGACACCTCCACTATGACACTAACTATGGCTATTGCCTTACTGACATCGGCGCCAAAGGGTATACAACCCGCTGGGCGGAGCTTGTACCACACCCGCCACCTACACCGACCTACCAGCTAGGGTACCGTTTACTTATCGTACCCAACTTACATATATAGTGTAGCACGCATTCACCGCAACAAAACAAACGAGATAGCCGAACCCACCCGGCCTCAAAATATGAAGTCGAGTATGAGTATGTATAACCACCGCGAAAAATTTTCCAGTTTCCATAGACTTGATCGGTATCACAGACCTATCTGTGCTTCGCAAGTAAGTCGCTGTGACATTACCGCTAACAGAGTTAGTGGTTTTATTTGCAGCGCCGTGCGAGCCTTGGTTTAGTGGGAATCGGTAATTATTTATTGTATCTTGTTGGTAGGAAAGAAGATACGAGCTCAATTATTTATCTTGACAACGCCCCGCCGTAGGCGCAAGCTAGCGACCATGCCAAGCCGAAACTACGCAAAGACGAATATACGCATTCCTCAGATAGCTCGGTACCGAGTGTGTGGCATCTCTGACAGGAAGATCGCGGACCTGATGGGGATGTCGTATCAATCCCTAGCTCAACTCATGCTCACGCAAGAATACAAAGATGAGGAGCAAGCGGTCTTCACAGGTCAGATTACTAAGCTAGATGAGAGCATGGCTGGCCGCGCGCACTTACTTAAGAACGAACTACGACGCGCTGTACCATGCGCCGTCAGGGGATTGATAGACGCCGTGAATCAACGACGCGATCTTAAAGCCTGTCTTACAGCAGCGAAGGAGATCCTCGATCGGGATCCGGATAAAACACTCCGAGTAGACGAGGATGCGAAGCCGACGGAAGAGCTCCCAGTCAATGTACTAGACTCAGTGGTAAATAAGGCGAATAGCGTCGCGGCATCTTACACCGCCGCAACCGCTGAAAAGGAAAAGGTGAATTAAACATGGCCGTTGAGAAATCTTGCGTAGTCTGCGGTATGGGCTCGACTCGGGATAAGTGGGAGAAGACTAGCGGCGAGCACGTCGCGTGTGATCACCACCCAGTCTCGGAGATTGAGGCAGCTATAGCTGCGCTGCGAGCCTCGACACAGACTCCTCAGCTTGGCAAACAGGCAGCAAACACTCCCGTAACAAAGCCTCCCGTAGTGGCGCCAGTGGATCCGAAGCCTCCCGTAACTACAGGCCCCAAACCTGTGAATACACCTACCGTGACTGCACCTGCGGCCCCTATCGGGGATAAGGGGAAGGTATAATGAAGGACGAACACGAGGAGCATCCCAAAGGAAAGAAGAAGAAATCGAAGAGAAACTGGCCGCTAACGCAATCAAAGGCGTCCAAGTCGATTCCAGAGAAGCGTAAGAAGGATCGGTAATAAGCCAAAGGTTCCAAGTCGTCAGTATCGACCCGGCCCTCCCCTCGGCGGAGAAGATGAGGCTCTCGCGCTTGAATGCGCTTGGGAGCCTCTACTATTTTATCTCTACGATACTTAATCGCAAACGCCTGACAGAGAAGCTGCACCTTCCCTGGTGTAGGTCTCTCGAGAGGGAGCATATCAAAGATGTGTATGAGCTGCCCCGAGATCACTTCAAAAGCACTATCTGCTCCGAAGGATTCCCAATGTGGCGTGTCCTCCCCTTCAACTCCCAAGACGAGGACGGATTTCGCAAACTCGGTTATGGGGATGAGTTTATTCGATACATGCGGGCAGCCCACCGTCGTGATTCCCGCAACCTCCTTGTCACCGAGAACATAACCAATGCATCTAAACTTGGTTCGCGCATCTCCGGTCATTACACCTCAAACGCCATCTTCCGTACGCACTTTCCTGAGATCCTCCCTGGTACCTCTGAGACATGGACCTCGTATTCTCTTCACCACAAGCGCTCCCGTGGCTCCGACGCGCACGGAGAGGGCACGTTCGATTTTATCGGTGTAGGGGGTGCCCTTCAATCTCGTCACTATGACGGCCTTTGTATTCAGGACGACTTGGTTGGTAAAAAGGCTCTAGAATCAGTATCATTGATGGAAAAAACCATCGATTATCACAAACTACTAGTAGGAGTGTTTGAAAATCCCGATGACGCGACACACGAGAACGATGAGTTTATTGTTGGGAATCGGTGGTCTTATACTGACCTGGATGCTCATATACGAGAGAATGAGGTTTGGTTTAATATCGTTAATCACTCTGCTCTTGGTGGGTGCTGTAATCTCCACCCGCCAGATACACCTATCTTCCCCGAAGAATTTGACTTTAACAAACTCCTACGGCTCAAAGAGCGCCTCGGTAACTACCATTTCTCCTGTCAGTTCCTCAACAACCCCGCTGCCCCTGAGAACGCAGACTTCAAGCAAGAGTGGCTTGGCTTCTTCTCGCTAGATAAGGATCCGCAGGGACGGCTCTTTATAAAGCACGAGGTGCAGAATGGAGTTGTTCGCCCTGATTCCCGTGTCGCAAATCTTAATATCGTTATGGCAAGCGATCCTAATCATAGCGGTAACAGCGGTCTGGGCCGTTGCCGTCACAGCATTGTGGTCGTTGGCCAATCGGCGGACGGCTACTATTACCTTCTCGATTCTTGGGCGCAAGGTATCGGTTATGATGCGTATATCAAGGAAATCTACGCGAGGGCGGCGCAGTGGAAGCTCCGCAAATTTGGGCTCGAGACAGTCGCAAGTCAAAAATACCTCGCATACCACATCGACGTAATGAATCGCTTGGAAGGTCGTAGCCTAAAGATAGTCGATCTAAAGGGAGAAGTGGAGGGACCGGATGGGGAACTTACAAGAAAGAAAGAATGGCGAATCCGTAACGTACTTGCTCCGATATTCGAATCAGGTAAGTTCTTCATACAACGACGGCACCAAGACTTCCTTGGAGAATACACTACGTTTCCCAGGGGTCGGTACGTCGACATCCTGGACGCACTCGCATATACTCCACAGATGATTAAGCTTCCATATTCGTATGAGATGAATATGAAGATGTTGCAAGAAAATCAAAGGGGGGCAGCATTGGTGGGACAGCCCTATTCCACACCCATACACTAGGAGATGCAAGTGGAGACTGTCACACAGTTTTTTACAGATCATCAGGTGCTTTGTACGCTCGGAGCAGGGTATGTATGGTCGGCGTTTATTAGTGCCCTTCCGGCCCCGACCGCGGCGTCAAGCACCCTATATCGGTTTTGGTTCTCTTTCTTCAATGTGTTGGCAGCGAATATCAGTCGGGCCCAGAGTACGAGGATCGAATCGAGTCCCAACTTCGCCTCGGCGGTGAATACAATTAATGCTCAGCACGGGGTGGAGAAGGCGGTGGTGGAGGTCGATTCCTCGGGAAAGAAGGGAGCGTAGGATATGTTGCTATTGATACTTGTTTTGCTCTTGCTCTTCGGCGTGGGTGGTGGTAGCTATTATAACGATGGAGCGTATCGAGGGTATGGTTGGGGACTCGGTACGGTTGTCTTGGTTATCATCTTGTTGATGCTCTTTGGCGTTATCGGTGGTTCACCTTATCATTGGAGGTTTTAATGACGTGGCTTAAGAAAATTGGTCTGGATGCTCTGAAGTACCTTCCTATCCTCCTCGGCCTTGGCCAGCTTGCTATCCAGGCTACACCGGGGAATACAACTGTAACGAGGGTGGTTGGGGATTTGAATGCCCTTCCAAACCTAGTCGTGCAGGGGGAGGCTCTTATCAAGGCCGCGGAAGGGGCGAAATCGGGCTCAGCGAAGCTGGCAGCGGTAGCTCCGGGAGTGCAGGCTCTCTTGACTACGTATGTGGAGAATAACCTCCCCGGCTCTCCGAAGATTAAGAACCCCACTCTCGCAGCTAGTGCTGCCGCAGCTATTACAAGCGGGCTCGCGGACTTTCTAAACGCCTTCGAGTAAGATGTCGAATATACTACAAGTCGCGAAGCTGCCTCCGTATAAGGAGGAGGCGCTGGCTCGTCACCTTGATAGTAGGATACAGGCTATCGAGTCCGGGAGTAGTGACTTGTGGCATAATAAGTATCCCAAGTGGCGTGCAGGGTATGATGCGACTCCGCGTGAGGAAACTAGAATGTTCCCGTTTCAAAACGCGAGCAACCTAGTTATTCCTATCATAGCGATACACGCTGATACCTTGCACGCCAGGATTATGTCGGGGATCTTCAAGACGGATCCGTTGTTTCAAACGAGTATATATGGAAAGTGGGGTACGGAGGAGGAGGTTGGGGATCTCAAGGAGGCTCTTCAGGAGTATCTGAAGTATGTTGGGATTGAGCCACAGGAGCTGGACCTGTATCGAGTCTACAACGAATACTTCCTGGAGTGCATTAAATACGGGACCTCTACGATTAAGTGTCCCTGGGAGAAGAAGCTACGCTCCATGTTGTTGCCGACTAGCCTCGGGGATGCCCTCAAACCGTATGAGGCGAATAAGAAAGACTTCGTAGAGGAAACGATATACGAAGGACCGCGGCCTGAGAAACTACCCTTTGACACCTTCGGTATCCCCGCCTCGGCTAAGTCCCTAGAGGACGCGGATATTAAGTACCATCGGAAGCCGATGCTACGATGGCAGCTTCTTGAGCGTCGTTATTCCGGAGTCTATGACAAAGAGGCGGTGGACGCCGTTCTTGGGATGCCGGATAGGACTTCTCCTCGGGAGACTCAAAAGCAGACACAGCAAGATGCCGGCGTCACTCCTGGGAATGTCGCCCAACCAGAGTGGGATGTATTTGAGTGTATGGTTCAGTGGCGCTATGAGGACGATGCGTTTGCGCCGAAGATGGTGGTATCTTACCACAAGAAATCGAGAAAGATCCTTCGGGTCCTATACGATAATTTCAAGGACGAATGGTATGTCGGTGCGCGGCTCGGCCGAAAAGATGACATGTATCACGGCATGGGCTTTGCGGAGATTCTCTGGTATTTCCAGGAGGAAGCCAGTGAAAAACATAATGGAAGGAACGACAACCAAACAGTCGCCAATACCAGAGTTTGGAGAGTCTCCCCAGAAAGCAAGCTGCATCAAGGTTATCGTATCTATCCATCAGCAATGCTCCCTGCTGAAGAAGGCGAGATTGAGCCTATGGCTCATGGGGAGATTAGCTCGACTAATATGGATGAGGAAAGACTCACTCTTGAACTTGCCGAGCGTCGATCTGGAGTATCTCCACCCCAGCAAGGTTTCGGGGCCGGCACCATGTCAGGTAAGCGTGGCGTGTACTCAGCAATGGGCACACTCTCTCTTCTGCAAGAGGGAAATAGAAGAAGTGACCTTACTCTCTCAGACATCCGAGATGCGCATGTTCGACTGGGTAGAATCGTTACCCGGCAATATCATGAACTCGGAGCAGGGAGTACGTTCTGTACGGAGCGCTACAAATTGTTCGGAGAACGAGGGGAGATTATTAAGAAAGCTCTGAGGATGTTGGTAGAGAGGAAGATGGGGATTCCTGTGTATGCCTCCTCCGCCTCGGTAAACAAAGAAGTAGAGAAGCAAAATGATATTATGCTATCGCAGATCGTTGCGAAGCACTATTCGATGATCTCTCAGTTGCTTATGCAACTCAATCAGGGCGCGATTCCTCCTCAGGTAAAAGAATATAGCCTACAGATTATCGACGCCTCCAACTACCTAATGAAAGGGATTCTAAAGCATTCGACCACGATGACGTGGATCGACTGATACCGGACCCACTGAAGAAAGCCAGAGCAGCAGCGATAGGAGCCCCGCCCAATGGACAGCAGCAGCAGCCTCCCCAACAAGCCCCCGCTCAGCCCGCGGCAGGTCCTCCTCAGCCGCCACAGCTCCCTCCTCAGATGGCTCCTGGAGGAGGAGGGGGTCCTATTCAGTAGGTGGCTTGAGTCCCTCTTGGAAAAGAGGGAGAAGGATTTGCACCGCTCAGATGAGGCGTATGAGATATACCGAGCACAGGGAGCAACGAGTATTTTGAATGAGATATTGAATCTCGAAACGGACTTAAGAGTTTATGCAAGGAATGTTTTAGAGGGTAAAATAGAGCCCATTAAGGAGGAGTAAGATGTCTTGGTATAATAGTGAGAAGGATAAGAAGAAGCTGGGAAAGTGGGGGGATAAGTCCGACGACGAGATCGTAGCGGCCCTCAATAAAGCGGAGACGCTTGAGACGGAAGTCGCGGACCTCAAAAAGAAAGATACCGAGAGGGATGGAATCGTTCAGACTCTTAAGACGAATTTCGACTCCGTTAAGAGCAAGCTCGATAGTATTGAGGCGAATAGCAATCGAAGGCAACAGGCTCCTCCAAAGGAAGATGCCGAAGAGAGTCCGGACTTTATCACCGATCCCGATGCGGCCTTCAACAAGCGAGCCCAACCACTTGCCGCGGCGACGATGAATACCGCTGCGCAGATAGCAAAGATGCAGGCTCAGCAGAATTTAACTAGGAACTCTAAGGATGGTATCGACGGCCGGCTCTTTGAACACTGGGGGTCGGAGATCGATAGCATCGCCAAGAACACTCCCTTGGCCATCCTCGGCAATCCCCAAGTCTGGGTCGGTATGTTCTTGCAAGTCAAGGGATACCATGCCGATGAGCTGTCGGATCCAAATACCCGAAAAGAAAAATACGCCTTCCTAGAGCCATCGACCCACGCCGTAGTCAACCAGCCGCAGTCAGGGGCCAAAGGCGAGGAGCCTACGGAGCAGGAACGGAAGATTGCGGGTAAGATGGGGATTAAAATCGAAGACTATATGAAGAACAAGAAGGCCATGACCTTCGTGGGAGCATAAGATGCCAGTGCCAGTACAGCCAAATCAAGTCGGGCCGAATCCTGTGACACAGCCGCAGGGAGTCCCCTTTACAAACGCGACAGTCCCAAAGCCAGTAGAGGAGCGATACATCCCCGATAACGAGATCGTCGCCCGCCCTCTTACTACTCCGGACTTTATCAACATGCAGCCGAAGAATAAGAATATGAAGTTTCGCTGGGGCAATCGCTCTGTCGGGGATAAGGAGTCGAGGCTGCGTATTAATGAGTTGATTGCCCGCGGATTTCGTCCGGCCAAGCCGGAGGACGTGGAGGGGTGGGACAAGGACCCGGAGAAGAGTAAGGTCCCAGACTCCTTGGTTATCAACGGACAGATCCTATATGGGGACTTGATGTTGCTTATCATCTCCCGGCAAGCCTATGACGGCGCGATTAAGTACAACGAACAAACCGCGAAGATGCGCGTACAAAAGCGGGGAGATAATCCCGAACAAGAGACGTTGCTTAAAAAGGCCGCTCACGGCAAGGTTACGTTCTATGAGCCGCCAAGCGGGGACACAGAGAAGGCGCTGAGAGATAACGAAAACGCCCCGAAAATGAAGTAACAAGAGATTCGAGCGGCCGCCCCCGTCTCGATATACCAAGAAAGGAGTCGCATAGATGGCTAGTTCCGAGATACATTCTGTACAATCGACAAGCGGCAACCAGCCTCGTATGCGGCGTATCATTGAGGAGGCCGGACAGACGTTCCTGTCGGGGACTCCTGTGCAGATTGCCTCTGGAGACGGGGGCATCAAGGCATGGGATGGAACCACGGTAGCGTTGGGAATTGCCGGCTTTTCAAAAGAAGGTGGGAATAACCTGGCTGCGCTAGGTGTCAACCCACTTCCATCAGTGACGCCGAAGCAGAGCCTCGTATTTGGTTCTGTTCCATATGAGACTAGCGCCGTAAACATCGGTCGGCCGCTGTTCAACGACGGTCGGATCGGCTTCGAGGCGTCGGATGGAGATACAATCTTTATCGGACAAGTTGGCCCCGCGCAGACGGTTGCAGCGACTGACGTTGGGAAGCAGTACGGTATGACGATTGATAGTGATGGTCATTGGTTCGTGGATAAGACGAAGTCTACGGTGGGTACGAATACCGTCGTGACGGTAGTCCGACTCGATCCGAATGATCAATCCGCATCGCCGAGGGGCGTGTATTTTGTTGTGACCCCTGGCGCGGCTCAGTTGCAGGCATAGCGATGACAATGGTTCGTGGGCAGTTCGCTCAATTAATGGCTCCCGGTCTACACGGCACCTTCTTACACTGGGTTGATATGCTTCAACGGGATGAGGAGTACTCTCATCTTTTCCACATGGAAACCAGTAAGATGGCGTATGAGGATGAGGTCGAATTCGCCGGCTTGCCTCCAATGGTGGAGAAGCCGGAGGGAGAGAGTGTCAGCTACGCCGATGCAATTCAGGGCGGCTCCAAGCGATACCTCCATCTTACGTATGCTCTGGGAGTTCGGTGCTCCTTTGAGCTATATGAGGATGACCAGTATAACGTCATTAACCAAGTGCCAAAGGCGCTCGCTCGCTCGGCTCAATTCGTAAAGGAGCAACAGGCGGCTAATGTCTTCAATCTTGGTTTCTCTACCGTTACTACTACGGATGGCCTTTCTCTCTTTAACAACGCCCATCCGCTTCTCGGCGGCCCGGCAGCTACCTCAGTAGCTCCTGGACTTGCTAACGTCATCGCCTCAGCCGGTACATACCCAAATCGACCTGCTACTGACGTCGATCTCTCATTCACCGCTATTCAACTAATGGTCAATTTCTTTGAGCGCCTTCCGGATTCGCAAGGCTTGCCAGTTATTATTAAGCCAAGGCTTGTCGTGATCCCGCCGGAACTCAAGTGGATTGCCCGAGAGATTTTGGGCTCGCCACACAAGCCATATACATCTGACAACGAAATCAACGCGATCCTGAAGGAGGACTTGTCCTACTTCGTCTCGCATTACCTCACGAGTCAATCGGCATGGTTTGTGTTGGCGGACCCGATGAGCCATCAGCTGAAGTTCTTCATGCGTCATGATTTGGATGAAGACTTCTCGGATGACTTCGATACGCGGTCTGTCAAGCAACTGAGCTTCATGCGCTTCTCCTGCGGAGCTACCGTCTGGGAAGGTACGTTCGGGAGCAACGGACCGTAGTATGAACCAGTCACACAGTGGTTGGCACGGCATCCCTTGGCATAGATGTGATCGATGCGGGCAGGAGTTTCCCGTATCGTACTTGCGAAGGCAGCGAGGGCTAATACTGTGTGTCGTGAATAACTGCTGGGACGATCCCCTTATTTGGAATCGTCCCGGCCTTATTCAGAATAACCTAGCCTGGGGAGCGGAGTTTGAGATGCAGGTCGCGGATATTCTTACCCAGGATATGAATGAGGATATGGAAGATGAGTGGATTTAGGGAGCGGATGGTCGAAGGTCTCCTTCACTTGCTGGGCTGCAAGATGACCGGAAGCTCCCATGTCTTTAGTCGCTAAGTTGCGCAACCCAAGGAGGGTTGGACAGAATGCCGAAAACACAGAGTAGATACCAGCAAGATTTGGGATTCACGGATGGGCGAGTTCGAATAGGTGTAGCGGATCTTGCCTTCACGGGAGCTACACTCGCTATCAGCAGGATCGCTGCGGGACAGTGGGGGATCGTACTGGGAACGCCCGCGGCCCAGGCGAATACCTTCGCAGCGAATATTACGCAAGCGATTATGAGAAGGACGGGATTCTTCGAAGATATACAGAGTAACTTCGGCCCGGCTAACCCGAATAACCCCGCAGCGTCAGCCATTGCGGGCTCTTCGCAGATTAGGGCGTATCGACCGGATGTCATCCCGGCGATGAATACTGGTCAGCAACTTCAGCCCCGATCCGCCTTCAAAGCAAAGGGATTCAAGCTACGTAGTATTGACGCCATCTATAGCCTCGGCGTTGCCAATGCCACTGCGCATACGATCCGGCTAGATCAAACGATATTCGCAAACAACGTCGCCCCAGCGACTACCAGCATCCTCGCTAGCGGCGCAAACGGCCTCGCTACTGCTTTGCAAGCGAATCCGTATGTGACTAACGTCCCGCTTACGATCGCGCCCGAGGCGTATGTCATTACCCCCGATACTGATGTTTGGGTAGAGGAAGTTATTACAGGCGCCGCCACGACCACCGTTACGTTCTTCGGTTGGGATGTCAACTTTGATTTCAACTGGAACTAACGATGAATATAAGCACAAATCCTTGGACATTCCAAGCAGCAGATGTCCCAGCGGCGATCCCTCTCGCGGCGTCGCCAACTGGGATGGTACAGCAGGCAGCCCTGGGGACGGTCCTTATGACGTCCTCCGGGGCACATGGCCTATCGGTGGGGCAGTGGGTCTCCTATATTGGGGATACGAATGGAAGGTTTCTCGGCTTCTATAAGGTGATCGCTGTCCCTTCGGGCACTACAGCCCTCCTCCAAAATATCTCCTCCATCAATCCCGTAAATGGAGGACCGTTTAACTCCGTTATCGCAGCTAGCGGTGGCGGCTCTATGCTTATCAACCAAGTACAGCAGAATATCCGCGCGGAGGATATTAGCTGGCAGAACGTCCCGGTTACGGCGACACTGATCCTCCGAGACAGGGACGGCCAAGTTGTCTGGCAAGCCTCCTCGGCTCTCGCTTCTAGCAACGCTCAGAATCGAGGCAAGATTATGTGGTTCAACGGTCTTACACTCGATACGATAACGACGCCGAGCATGGTGCTTATCACCATTAACTAATATGAAGAAACTACTAATTTTGTTAGCTCTTCTCTCCCTGCCCGCCATCGCTAGCGGACAGTCTACAGTAATCTCTGGCGTGGTGGCTGATAGCTCCAGCCAGACTTGGAATAATGGAACGTTCCAGTTTCAGTTTATTCCAGCGAATCCCCAGGCTCCGCCGAATTGGACTGGGGGAGCCTTTAATTTTAATCAGACTATCACTGGAGTTATGGATGGGTCGGGAAACTATTCCCAGTCCCTTCCGAGTAACTCCGCGATTACGCCGACAGGCTCCTCTTGGCGCTTCACGATGTGCTCGGGGACGAATCCGCCCTCTTGCTTCACAACGTCGATTACGCTCACGACGCCGACACAGACCTTTAATCCCACTCCCCCGCCGCCGGTGATATCGCCTGGGGCGAATAACACAGTGTATACGACGAGTGAGGTGGGCCAAGCGGGAGTAGGGGCGCAGATCTATGTCATAGGAGGGAGCCTCAACACCTGTACCACCGCCTCGGGTGGATTCTGCTCCTCCTGGACTGCGGTTGGCAATACCCTGCCGAGTACGGCAGGTCCGCATACGTTCTTTGGAAACAATACGGAAACGTCCGGGCCGCTCCAGGCGGCGGTGCCGATCGGGACAAATGACTGGGGACCGAATATCTTTTGCGTGACAACCGGCTCGGCGGATGCGTATGTAGCTGCGCTACCTGTTCCCGCTACTGCACTGACCTCTGGTATCCAAGTCACGATCAATCCCAACTTTACCAACGCAACGACAACGCCTACGATAAACTTGAGCGGCCTTGGGGCGAAAAACATACTCAAGAATTTCAACGGCGTGCTAGTAAATGTGGTTCCGGGGGACATCCCAGCGGGGACTCTAGTCGATCTTAAGTATGATGGGACGGAGTTTTTGTTAATGGAGCCTGGGACGACGAGGTCGGCTTGGCCTTGTGCTCCGCAGGTGGGGCTCTCCGACTTGCTTGATGCTACCGTCATTACTACGACGGAGACTCTCTTTGCTACAGCTTGTAAGATACCAGCGAATACGCTCCTTACGAATGTAGTTATTGATGGCCAACTTGGTATCGAGTGGACTGCTACCGCAACGGTCCCCAACTCCACCTTCAAGATGTATCTATGTCCCTCGCTGCAAACAGGCACCCCTTCGGGGTGTAAGGGCATCTATACCAGTGCCACTACGCCAGCCTCCGCTGGTACGCTGAGTACGGTCCTACCGATTATGCTGATAGGAAGAGGAGCGGCTAGCTCCACCGCAGCGATTAACCAGCAGATAGGGAGTGGAACGGGCGCAAACGTCCCGGCGGGCAGGAATTCCTTCGGTGGTAGTATAACGAACGTAACTACAAACGCAGACTTATTTCTACAATTTAGTATGACGTTCGCTGCTGGCACCGCGGGAAATACTTATACCCTACGCTCCTTGGTTTTCAAATAAACATGCGCCGACTCCTATCCGCCTCGCTATTTGTGTTTAGTTTGCTAGTCTCTAGCTTTTTGACTGCACAGACGTGCTCCGTCCCGATCTTCACGGTCACCCAGGCGTTCTTCGGCATTACGCAGCTTAGTTTCTCCAATCCCCTGTGGTCCGCTTCTTTTAACGCCGGATATGTGAGGCTTTGGGATACGACGTATGTTTGGCCGAATATCAATACGAGTGCCGGTGTCTTTACGTATTCTACGGCGAACGATGCTATTATTACTACTATCACCTCCTCTGGAGCTCGTCCCGATTTCGTATTTGGCCGCACGCCTTCATGGGCAACATCTGGGGGAGGCTGCACTGGAATCTTCCATCCAACCGGATGCGCGCAGAGGCCTTCGGATATTAATAGTGGTAACGGCATCTTGGTGGCGATGGTTAATTCGCTAGTAGCTCACCTAGCCTCAACGCACCCCGGTGTGCATTGGATTATGGAGTGTGTGAACGAGGCGGATCTTACGGGTGAGTGGGCGAATGATGCCGGTACGGCCCTTGGTTCGATGACCGATTTGGTTACGTATTGTACGGCGTTGAAAAACGCAGCGCACGCGGCGGATGCCAATATCATCGTCCTTGGTCCCAGTGGCTCCTCGATCAATACGAGCAACGTCCATCTTTATAGCGACGGGAATAACTTCGCCGGACAACCTGGTGCAGCCGCATCGATGGATGCGATGAACTTTCATGCGTATTTGCAATCTTGCTCGGTGTATTGTACAGTACCGGAATTACTCGAAACCTCCTGGGGACAGGTTACAAACCTAATCAAACCGGGTGGTTTGCTCGCAAATAAGCCCGTTTGGATTACAGAGGCGAATTGGGGTGGTTCGCCGCCAGCGAATAACGCTAACTTGACTGCGGCGCAGAAGCGACAATACCTTGCCCGCACCGTCATGTATGCGTTTCTCAATAACGTCACATCCCTTCACTGGTACGCGTATGATAGCCATCCGGATAACCTCTCCGCTGGTTTCGGCAGCCTCATCGAGGGATCGCCACCGACGAGTGCGACTCCCAACCAGGCGGCGGTTACGATGGGTACGATGGAGAATTGGCTCGTTGGCTCTACGTACTTCCCAAGTCCCTGCTTTCAGGACCCACATGGGACTTGGACCTGTAATATTATATCGAGCCCAGCTTCGACTGGCAAAGCACAAATCGTTTGGAATGGGACTACGACAGAGACTATCACCCTATCCTCGACCTACACGAAGGTGCTGAATTGGGATGGGTCGAATACCCCAATCGTCTCTCACCAGATTGTAGCAGGACCGGATGTTGTTATGGCAGTTCCATAGGAGGCGGTGTGAGAAAGCTTTTGTTTCTACTACCAGTGTTTGTCTTGATTCTCGGAACGGCGCTCGCGCAAACGGGGACACAGCATGGGATATGTCTAACATGGACTGCTCCTACGATTGGGACGGGGGAGCCGGCTCTTTCTGGGTATAACGTGTATAGGACGATTGGGTCTGGTCCGGCTACGAAGATCAACACTACGCTAGTCATCGGCACCACGTATGTCGATCCCAATTCGGATATCACCGTTGGCACTACCTACTCGTATGACGTAACGGCTGTCGATGCCAATGGGAATGAGTCCACACCGTCGAATACAGCCTCGATCACGCCGACTACATTAATCGTGAATCCCGGAGCACCTAGCGGTTGTAATGCAAAGCAGCAGTAGGAGATATATGCGGAGATTGGTCTCGCTTCTCTTTTTCTTGCTTGCTACGCAAGTAGCGAGTGCGCAGCTTATTCACACAGGTGGGGCCGCTCTCTCCTCGACTACAGCGGCTCCGCCAATCTCCGTCTCGGTGACTCCTTCCATCTCGACGGTTACGGTGTCTACGACGCAGAAGTTTACCGTCTCTCTTCTTAATGATACTCAGAATGCAGGTGCCTTTTGGACGTTGAATGGCCCAGCCTG